TGCCCTATGTGCTGGTCAAATGGTTTCTCATGTTCTTCGTACAGATGTTGTTAAAAGCCTAACCGGAGAAAAGGATTCACCGCTAGACTTCGAGCAATGGCAGACATGGAAATGAAAAACGAGAAAAGCTGACAGACGGTGAAATATCTAAAACTTGATAAATAGCCTGTCACTTCTAAGCAGATGTGGAAAGAAGGCGCTTGATATGCCAAGAAAGACGAATGTTGAAATAAACGGCAAAAGCTATTTCCGGGTGACCGCTACCATTGGCAAGGACTCAAACGACAATCCAATCCGAAAACAGTTCTACGGTGCCAGTAAAAAGGAAGCGGAAGCCAAACGAGACGAATATATGAGCAACATAAATAAGGGCCTTTCTGCTAACTTTGATAAGGCCGTATTTAAGCATGTATTTGATACATGGTTTGAGCATGTGTTGAGACCTACAATTAAGCCAAGCACATATTATCGTTATCACACTGAGTATAGATTGCGTATTGAAAATTGCGTGTTGTCGAGCATGAAGCTATCAGAAATTAAGCCTATTAATCTACAGGGGTACTTCAACGGAATGTTGGAAACGTGTAGCATTGATACTGCATACTACATCCGCCGTTGGTTGTCTTATTTTTTTGATTATTGCATGAATGCTGATTTAATAATAAAAAATCCTATCCTTGCTGTTGAGTTACCACCAAAGGAATACAAGAGAAGAGATAACTATTTGACCCTTCCCGATGTTGATAAATTTATTAGAGCTGCAAAAGGTGATGATGAGTTCAAAGATGCCGCAAGGGACAATAAAAAATTTATCATTTTTGTCTTTGCAATATTTACTGGCCTGCGACAAGGTGAAGTATTTGCATTAACACATGAGGATGTTGACTTGGAAAAGTCAGTGATTTATGTAAATAAGTCTGTAAACCAGTTCAAGCATGATGGGAAACGTCAGTTTTTCCTTGGCAATGTAAAAACCGCTTCTAGCGTTCGAGAGATCCCGATACTAAATGAGTTGAAGCCATTTATACTGGAAAATATCAAGTACGAAAAGGAGAAGCATTTGCGTATGGGAGTTCCTTTTTCAAAAAAGAGCATTTTTTTTTCGTCCATCTACTGCGGATATCAGAATAAGTCTGCAATAAACAATAGATTGCAGGTCTACCAGCAAAATCTAGGCATACAGCAGACAGTTTCATTTCATGGACTAAGACACACATTCTGCACTTTGCTTGCGGAAATGGGCGTTCCACTAAAGGATGCCAGCGTCTTGATGGGACATGCAAACATTTCACTTACTGCAAAGGTATACACCCACATATCAGAAGCGGGGCTTAAAAAGAGTATTGATAGGCTATCTGGAGTTTTCGATAAAACACCATAGCAAATTCCTAATGCATTAAAATAGTGTTAAATATTAATTTTATATGTTATGCAAGTATCGCTAAATGGCGTATTTACAGTATTGTTGGAATATAAATAGTCAGAATTACGTCATCCGGCCAATTCCACCAGCCCACATCATAAAGTGATATGTCACCGTAGATGTAAAGCGTAGCTTCGTTACTATCACCTAATCCACTTTCAAAATTCCACCATTGAGATTTTTTCTTACCCATTTCTACTCCTCACTCCTTTGCAATTTGGTAAGTTCCTGCTGCATCGCAACCTCTTTTATACGTTGCCTGTGATTTGCATTAAAATCTGTACCAGTCATTTCAGCCGCTTCACGCTCACCAGTGCTAATGCCAGCTTCTATACGCCTTGTTGCCGCTACTACCTCACGAAGTGGGTCAATTTGCCCTGGTGATGGCCCATGCCAACCGGCTCTACAATATGCAGCTCTTATAATTGGATCATCAAAAAAGCCAGGAGCATAGATCCGTCCTTTGGCAACAGCTTCCGTAAGCCATTCTTCATAGATAGGCTGGCAAAATCTTTTAGCAAACCAATTTCTACGAGTACGGAACATCTTCCACGCCTCCAAGAGGGCTGCTCTACTTGCGCTATACGATGCGCTGAAGTGCAATATCAGCAACTCGTATGGAATGCCGAGTGCTGAACCAATTTGGCGTATGATTGCATTTACAAATCCATCAAATGCGACATTGGGTCTGCCGGGACTTGCGGATTCTATGCTTTCACCTAAACCAAGATTTACGATTGAGCCATAGCCCATTTCATAGCTGTACTCGTTATCAGGGTCTATCTGATCAGACAACGGCACCCCTTCACCTAATCCCGATTCTGGGAGTTCAGATTTAACAAACACAGTAAATAATCCACTTACTACTGCGGCTGTAAGTTCTGCATTGGTATACTTTCCAAGCTGACGCAAACTTTCAAGAACCGGCGCAAGGATAGGCACACCCCTTGTCTGGTCTGGGCGTTCTGATTCTAATAAGTGCAGAACATTTCGCCTTCCGGTGTCTTTGCCGAAGGCTGCTATGCGTTTATATTTTCCTTCGTCACCCATAGACCCAGGGAATTTATCTGAAATATAGTAGGCAGAAACTTCACTATTTTTAACTTCGACACCTTGATTAACATTTGGGTCAGCAATTTTGTCTATCGGTGTTATTACTCTGTCGCTCTCAATAAGTTGTATACGAAGGTCGTAAATAAAGCCCTTTCTTTGGCTGTATGGAAGCGTCACAAAAATATCACCAGATAGCAGGGTACTTACAAATGCCAGTTGTTGAAGTTCGTAGAAATCGTTAAGACGGAGTTTGTCGCAATTTACAGAGTTCGCAAAATATTCAAACTCTCTTGTCACAGACTTTTTCCATGTCTCAACTTCTTCGTCAGACATTTTTAGAAACTCTCCATCAATAGAGGGTTTCAGCATAAGCCCTGAACCAATTACATTTGTTCGAGTTGTTTTAATTGCGCCTGTAGCTATATTTCCTCCACCCATAAATAAATCACGAGAACGCTGCCTAAGCGTGGGCAAATTATCGTTTATATCTTCATTGGGTGAACCACTTTCGCTATCCCAATCCCGCATTGATTTTTTGCTTGAATTGGCACCGTGATGCGAATAGCCAGAATTCATAAACTCTAGCTTATGACGGGCAATTTCGCGCTTCAATGCTCGCCCTGGTGAAATATAGGCTAATGCTTTGTCAAGCATAGAGGGATTTTTATTTCTAATCATTGCTCAGTCACCTATCTATCCCGTGGAATAACTTGCTGAACTCTAATGCGAGTTTTCCCTTCGAGCCTCTCTACTTCTGATTTCCAATACCTAATACGGTCTGCGATGTCTCGAAGGTCAGCACGCCTAAGGTTACGAGAGCCAATTCTGTACTCTTGTCCCGTCATTACTGCCATTTCAGCCTGCATCCAGAGCTTGTGCATTTCACGAGCATTTTTTAGTTCCTCTTGCCTTGACATTAAGCATCAACCCCCTTACTAACAACGCCCCTGCGTCTTTTTGGACGAACAGGGGCGTTTTTACGATTTTTCAGTTGTTCAAAGTTTGGATTCAGAATTTCAAGAGCAGCAGTATTGTAAACTCGGCAGTCTAGCGGTTCATTTCGCACACCGGTCTTTAGCTTCCACTCTGTTTTCGGGCGGCCTTTAACCATTTTCGTAATTTTTGTTTCGGATGTAAGACCCTCAAAATATTTTTCATCATATCCACGCTCGTACTTATCATCTGTAGGAAAATGACAATACCCTGCTTTGTCGGTATCTTGCAGAGCAAGGCGAGAAAACAAGATAGATTTGACTGCGTCTACAGCTATGATAAATAGACTGTTTTTCACTTTCTTAGTTTTTGTAATATTGTGAACAATGCTCATGCCCGGTCCACCCATGCCTTTAATTGCATACACTCCACGCATTTCACGAGCTTTGCAAAAACGATACACCTCTGTTGTTCTGTGACCACTATCTACGGCGGTGCGCTCTATAGGCAAAGCAGTACCATCTTCGCAAACATATCGCCTTAATAAGTATTGGTCCAGCCTATCCCAAGTTTCTGGTAAGGATGTATCGCCGTGTAGAATCACATACTCAATCCCCCAGCTTACTTTATTCTCTCCCCAGCCGACAATTTCAAGTTCAAACCTATCATCTTGTACATCGACACCAGCCGTAATCACTAAAACGCCATTCGGCACTAAAGCCTTGTATGCTTCACGGCGGCTGTACAATTCGATATGGTCTACTGATTCTCCGTCTTCGATCCAAGTTTCTCCCATAACGGTATTAACCCAAACCTTTAGCATTTCGGTATCGCTTTGTGCATCTATAAATTCTTCCACGATACTTGCCCAAGATTTCCAAGGGCTTGATAATGCACTCAACTGAAAACTTACAACTTTAGCATTTGGGTTTGGATTTAGCGCAACCCATTCACCTTCGCCATTTTTCCACTCTATTTCATTGGATAATAAGCCGCAGGATTCGCAAGTGTGTAGAACTTCACCTTCGGGATCGTATTCGCCTTCTGAATCTTTTGGGATTACGATATTCGCCCACTTTAATTCGTGGAGTTCGTCGCAGCCAGGGCAAGGGAGATTCCATTTTTCCATTGTTCCTCTATTGTAGTCATGCTGTATACGGCTTGCACCATCAATAGTAGGCGTTGAAAACTTCGCAATTTTATGGTTATAAGGGTATGTTGTCGTCCTTTTTTGAACAATTGTTACTGGATCGCCTTCTTTTCTTGCACTTTCGGGAAAGCGGTCAATTTCATCAAGAAATAGTTTCTTAACAGGACGAGCAGCTAGACCAACAGGAGAGTTTGCACCGACAATAGCAATATATCCACCTGCAAAGTATTTTTTGAGTATTGTATTCTTTGCGTCACGGCTTTTTTCGCTTCCGATTTTGGCACGTAATACAGGTGTATCACGAATAGTAGGAGCTATCCTCTCTTTGGAAAAATCCAGCCCCATTTCTACGGTAGGCTGAACAATCAAGGTAGGTGAGGGGTCAATGTCTACGCAGTAACCCATAGCATTTAACAAAACTTCTGATTTTCCAACCTGTGCAGAAGTCATCATCACGACTTCACGCACTTTAGGGTCAGATATACACTCCATTGGCCTTTTTAGGTAAGGAGTTCGTGATGTTTTCCATTGCCCTGGCTCGGAGCTGCTTTCAGATGGTAAACGGCGATATTTATCTGCCCATTCTGCAAGACTTATTTTTTCAGTAGGCTTTAGGCGGCGGAGCATTCTCTTGAACAATGCAACTGTATTGGGCTGTAATTGCCTTTCTGCCCCCATTACTCGCCATCACTTTCGAGCTTCAACAAGTAAGCATCTTCATCAAAGTATTCAGGGTCATAGCCAGACAATTCATTCAATGCTTCTTCAACAGCAATTTTCAAGACCTCCACCAAGTAATCTTTTTTGTTTTCGCCATCTGGTGCGCTCAAAATAGCCGGCAATACTTTGTAAGGAAAAACTTCTAACTTCGCCTTAAATGCAACTAACATATTGGTCATGATAAATTCCACATCAGCGGAGTGGTGCAGCTCATTTCGCTTTAACTGCAAATCTAGTTCCGCATCTTCACGCTTCAACCTTGTAAGCTGCGCCTTTTCCCTTGTTAGATCCGTTGCCTGCCCATCATCCGCCAATTGAGATTGCAGATACTTAATATATCCTTGGATGACTGGAAGCAATCTATAATGTCCGTCCGAGTGTTCGGGGATAATACCTTCTTCGGTCAACTGCTTAACTCGCTTTTCGGATAAATCAAGTATTTGTGCAATCAACTTGCGAGTGTATATCTTGCCTTTATTGGACATAGCAACGCCTCCCAGAAAAAACGGAAATGGAAAAATAATTTTCAAAACTAGATAAGTCCCGCGCCACGCGCACCCGCAGGTAAGAAATTTTCCCGAAAGTACCTTTT